AGGCGGAGAAATGGATATGTTAATTGTTCCACCATCTGTGAAACAAACTATATCTGGTTTCAATGCTAACACTACTAGATTTGGACAAGCAGATTCTAAAGTTGAGTATGCAGCTATTGACGTTTACTCATCCGATTTTGGTGATCTGCAAGTTGTTCCGAACAGAGTTATGGCAACAACAAGTGAAAGTAATGCATTCCTAATCCAAAGAGATATGGCTGCAGTTGCTTACCTAAGAGACTTTTCAGTAACTGATCTTGCAAAGACTGGTGACTCTGAGAAGAAACAACTTTTAGCTGAGTACACACTTGAAATGAGAAACGAAGCCGCACACGGTATTCTTCTCGATATCAACCAATAATCTAAGTGAGGGAGCTTCGGCTCCCTCTTTAGAATCATTCTAAGGAACATTATGTATTATAAATTAACAGGAACTGTACAGAAAGTAGACTATACAGCGAGTGCTGCAAATAGCTCTGCTATATCAGATCAAGTTAGATATGTTAGATTATACGCTACAACTGATTGTCACATATCAATTAGCAATCCTGCGGTTACAGCAACTGCTGCTATGACACCTTTAGCTGCAAAAGATTTTGAATATTTTAAAGTAGCACCAGGTAATATCATATCTGTGATTAGATCTTCTGGTAATGGTTCATTGTACATTTCAGAGTTATCGGAGTAATTATGACTGATTATAAAGCACCTACTACATTTAAAACAGAGACTACACAAACTGTAGCTGTTGGTAGCTCATCTGCTGCAACCTCTAACGCATTTGATGCACAAACAAGAGAAATAAGAATTGTTACAACTGTTGATGCTTATGTAGAAATGAACGCAACTTCACCTACTGCATCGTCATCAAGTTTGATAGTTCCTGCATTTACACCAGAATATTTTAGAGTTACTCCTGCTACAAAAGTAGCTGTATTAAGAGTTGGATCTACAGATGGAACTGCAAGGATAACTGAACTAACACAATGACAATTGCTACTAGGTTTTCACACAGAGGACAAGATAGGTATAGAGATAGAAGAACTGATACACCTAATGATAATATTAAGTTACAAGATGGAACATACTTGTTGATTGAAGGTGGAGATAATATTAAATTAGAACAAGCAGTTGGTACTGTATTTAGTGGCAGACCAATACCTAACTAATGGCAAGGAAGGCAAAAAGTTTTACAGCACACGAACCTGGTCCAAAGAAAAGAACTTCTATTGGACATAGTGTACGATCAAGACCAAAGAATAAACATAAACGAAGAAGTTTTAAAAAGTATAGAGGTCAAGGTAAATGACATTTAAAGAACTTGTAGAACTTCTAAAGAAAAAAGAAAATGGCAAAAGACCCAAAAGTAGGAACAGGAAAAAAACCAAAGGGAAGTAATCGTAGACTTTATACAGATGAGAACCCTAAAGATACTGTTAGAATAAAATTTGCTACACCAGCAGATGCTAGAGCTACAGTAAGAAAAGTTAAAAATATTAAGAAACCATTTGCAAGAAAGATACAGATTTTAACTGTAATGGAACAAAGAGCAAAAGTTATGGGTAAAAATCAGGTAGTTAATATTGCAAAAAAAGCTAAACAATCATTAAGGAAAAAACATGGCAGACAGTAAAATAAGTGAATTGACAGCATTATCAACACCAGCAGATGATGATATATTTGCTATTGTAGATACAGATGCAGGACAAACTAAAAAGATAACAGCAGCTAATGTAAAATCATATGCAGGTGTAACTACAGAATCAATACAAGATATTGTTGGTACTATGTTTAGTAGCAATACTGAGACTGATATAACTGCAACCTATCAAGATGCAGATGGTACTATTGATTTAGTTGTAAGTGTATCCGCAGCTAATTTACCAACAGCAATAGATGCTGCAAAACTTGGAGATGGTTCAGTATCTAATGCAGAGTTTCAAAGACTTGATGGTGTATCAAGTGATATACAAACACAACTTGATGGCAAACAAGCATCACTAACATTTGGTATTGGTAACACAAATGTACCTCAGTTTACATCTGGAGTAGCTGATGATGACTTTTTAAGGATAGCAGGAACAAGTGTTGAAGGTCGTTCTGCATCAGAAGTTCTATCAGATATAGGTGGTCAAGCAGCTTTGACATTTGGTATAAGCAATACCAATGCTGTAAAAATAGATAGTAGCTCTGTAGCTGATGATGAGTACGCAAGATTTACAGCTAATGGTCTTGAGAGTCGTAGCACCTCTGAGGTGTTAAGTGACATAGGAGGTCAAGCTGCATTAACTTTTGGTATATCAGATACTAATATTCCTATCTTTACAAGTGGTGTAGCCGATGATGATTTCCTAAGAGTAGCAGGTACATCTATTGAAGGTAGATCAGCTAGTGAAGTACTTAGTGATATTGGTGGACAGGCATCACTTACTTTCGGTATCAGTAATACAAATGCAGTTAAGATTGATAGCTCTAGTGTTGCTGATGATGAATATGCTAGGTTCACAGCTAACGGATTAGAGAGTAGATCTACTACTGAAGTATTATCAGACATTGGTGGTATTACTGCTAGTTCTTCAGATACACTAACTAATAAATCAATAGACTCAGATAATAATACAATTACTAATATTGTTAATGCTGACATCAAATCTAGTGCTGCTATAGCATTTAGTAAGATGGAAAACCTTACAGCATCAAGAGCATTAGTATCAGATGGTAGTGGTGATGTATCAGCAGCTACTACGACCTCAACAGAAATTGGTTATGTCAATGGCGTAACATCAGCAATACAAACACAATTAGATGCCAAAGCTAGTAAAGGTTTAGCTGTAGCAATGGCAATCGCTTTATAGGAGAAAACATGGCACAAGACTTTGAATCAAACGGAGCGCAGATAACAAACTCAGCGACTACAATATATACATCCAATAGTGATGACGCAGTTGTTGGTTTAAGACTAGCAAACATTTTAACCACTACAGTTACAGTAAGTGTATTTGTATCTGAGGGTGGATCTACAACAAGGTATCTAGTAAAAGATTTATCTATACCACCTGCAAGTTCAGTAGAGCTAGTACAGGGCGGAGCTAAATTTGTTTTACAAAGTGGAGATATTTTAAAAGGACAAGCTGGTACAGCAGACAGTATTGATGTATGGGTATCAGTTGTTGATTCAATTAGTACATAGGAGATATAATGGCAACAATATCATCAGTAGGCGGAGTTCAATATATTGGAGATGCACCAGCAGGTGAAACAATACATGAACATGATTCTGAAATAAACAAAGATCAAATCATTACTAGTGCTGTATTTGCAGGACCAATTACATTTGCAGCTACAATTACTGTCACTGGTACTGTTGTAGTTGTATGACAGAGAATCCATATGATAAGAATCAACCTATCCATATAGATAGAGGCACTCGTAAACTTGTTGTTAAAAGCACACAAGATACAACAAATATATTAGAACAAAATAAATGGTCACAAAATAATGTTACCCAAAAAGGTGATCTACAACGCATAGCTCAAATACCATTAATAGCTTTAAGAGTAAAAACTAAAGAACGATTTGGACATTCTAATTTTCATAAATTAAATGTAGAAGAACAAAGAAGTATAATTAAAGAAATGGTAAACAGTAATGAGTATATGTTCTTTAGAACAGGAGATAAAAGATTATAATGGCACTAGATAGTTATACAAATTTAAAAACTGCAATAGCAAACTTTCTTGCTAGAGATGATCTTACATCTGAAATAGATGACTTCATAGATTTAACAGAAGCAGACTTCAATAGAAGATTAAGAATAAGAGCTATGGAAAATGTAGATAGTTCTTTTACAATAGATGCAGAAACAGAAGCATTACCTACAGGATTCTTGCAAGTAAAAAGTTTTATTGTTACAAGTTCTACACCAGATCAAACATTAGAACTAGCTACAGCATTTCACCAAGCTGATACACAGGGTCATACTAATGTAGGAACACCAAGATTATTTTCTATAGAAGGATCTAACTTTAGATTTAGTCCTGTACCTGATACAGCTGTTACTGCTAGATTAACTTTTTATAAAGCATTTGATAGTATAGATGGTAGCACAGCTACTAATTTTATTTTAACTAATCATCCTGATGTTTATCTATATGGTGCATTATATTTTGCTTCTACATTTATTAGAGGTATGGATCAGGCAACTGTTGCACAATTCAAAGCACAGTATGAAGCTGCATTACAACAAGTTAAAGATGCAGATGCATTAGATAAATATAACGGTGCGCCTCTTGTACAAAGATCAGGGATTAATATTAACAACTTTGATAATGTAAAATAATGCAAGTACCTTTTGGAGAATGGTTACCAGACCTACCAGATCATATGAATCCTGGTTCAACACAGGCTAAGAACGTATATCCTGCTGCTAATAGTTACAGACCTTGGAAAAATATTACACAGGCAACATCTGATGCATTAACAGCAAGATGTCAAGGTGCAGCTGCCTTTACTTCAGATGGTGGTAACATAAGTATTTTTGCAGGAGATGGTACTAAATTATATAAGATAACTTCTAATGCAATAGTAGATGAAAGTGGCGGTACTACTTATAATACAGCAGCAGATGGATATTGGGATTTTATAAAGTTTGGTGAAGTTATTATTGCTTTTAATGGTGTTGATGCACCAAGAGCATGGACACTAGATAGCTCTACAGACTTTGCAGCTTTATCTGGTTCACCACCAACATTCAGACATGCAGCAGTAATTAATAATTTTGTAGTAACAGGATTTCAACCAACTGCTAGAACTACAGTACAATGGTCATCTGTTAATAGTCCTACATCTTGGACAGCAGGAACTAATCAAGCAGATTTAGAAATACTACCTGAAGGTGGAGCAATCACAGGTATTACAGGTGGACAGTTTGGTTTAGTATTCCAAGAAAATAGAATTACTAGAATGGATTATAGAGGTGGTAATGTTATATTTTCTTTTAGAAGAATCGAAGATAACATTGGAGCTGTGCAAGGTAAATCAGTTATTAAAGTTGGTAATCTTGTTTACTTTTTGTCAGAGAATGGTTTTAGAGTAACAGATGGTAATAAATCTGAACCTATTGGTAATGGTAAAGTAGATCGTTTTTTCTTTAATGATTTAAGATTTGCATTAAGAGAAAGAGTTAGAGCATCAGTTGATTATGAAAACAAATTAGTATGTTGGTCTTACCCATCAATATCATCATCCGATGTAGATAAAATTATAATTTATAATTATGAAACAGGTCGTTGGTCTATTGTTGAATTAGAACACGAAGTTATGTTCAATTATATATCTCCAGGATTTACTTTAGAAGAACTAGATGATTATCCTTCTTCTGGATCTAATAACTTAGATGCAATCAATGTACCACTTGATAGTGATATATTTGTAGGTGGATTAAGATCATTAGGTGTATTTAATACATCACATAGGTTTGGAACATTTGAAGGTACAAATCTTGCTTGTGAAATAGGTACAGGCGAAACAGAAGTGTTTCCACAGAATAGATCATTAGTTACTCATGTAAGACCCATAGTAGATACAACATCTGCTACAGGATCACTTACATTTAGAAATAGAGTAGGAGATTCACAATCTACTACATCACCTGTTGCTAATATGCACTCAACAGGTACAATACCGTTTCATAAAAGTGCAAGATATTTTAAATTTAATATGCAAATACCAGAAGGCACAACTTGGAATGATGCACAAGGTATAGACATAGAAGCAATAAAAGAAGGTTATAGATAATGTTAATAGGAAACCCAGTAGACTTTGATCGTATAAGAGCTAGATATGAAGCTCTAAGATATCCAACACCAGCAGAGGCATCATTCAATGCAACAAGAGCAAGTTATGAAGGATTACTAACTGGATCTGGTTTTGATACTACAATGGTTCCTACAACTACACCTGGAGAGGGAGTTACTTTTTCTGTTGATCCTGTTACTGGACAAGTAACTACAAATGTTCCTGAATATGAAGCACCAACATTTGAGACTATATATGATGCAGGTGAAGGTTTAATTGGTGAAGGAGGTAGACCTATTCCAGATCAAGTATCACCTATGATGGATCAAGATTTATCTCGTTATCAACTTAGCCAAAATCGTGGTGGTGGAGAAAATAGAAATAGAAGTCCAATGACAGACAATCGTAGTATAGGTCAAGTAGAGGCAGATTTAGAAACTGCTCTTGCTAGAAATGCTCTTTTAGGATTAATAAATCCAGCTTTTGGAGTAGTGGGAACACTATCAACATTAGCTGACAAAAAAAGAGTTCAAGATTTTAAACAACGTCAATTTGATATGGCAAAAAGTATAGAGGATAATCAGAGAGCAAGTGATGCTGTAAGTGGCTTTAGTGGAGATACCACAGTTGGAGACGCAAGCACTTTAGGAGGCACTGGTGGTAGAAGAGGCGGTGCAGGTCCAAACACAGGTGGACCTACAGGACCTGGTGGAACAACAAGCGGACCACCAGGCAGAGAAGGTCCTGGCAGATAATGTCTAGTAAACAAAACTTAGAATATATTTATCAGTATATTGATAGCCAAGAAGACTTTCAAAGGATTGTAGAAGATATAACTAATCAATTAATTACGTATCACAATACTGAAAATCAAGAGGTAGCAGCATGGTTTCTTGCGTAAACTGTGAACATCATTGTCATTGTGGTAATAGTGGTCAATGTCCTATTGAAGATTGTGATTGCAATAATTGTGAACATAATGCATTAGATGAATTTTGGAAAAGATTAGATGGCACACACATACAAGAATAGTAAAGTAGATCTTACAG